ACCGCGTGAATTGTAAAGATAGACAGTTAAACGAGAAATAGATTTACGTTCACCCATAATTGAATCTCCGAATGACGTATCTATTGGCAACGTCTCGAAATCGGCTGTCATAGGCAAACCGATATAAATTACGGAATAAGGCTTATCAAGAGTCAATATTCCTGATGATGGAATTGTATATGAAGGAATCTGAAGATTTAATGGACTTCCCACAACATATCGATCCGCCCAAATACTGACCTGTTGTCCAGCTAAATAAGCCAAATTCGAAATGGTTTTAATCGCATGCGACCAAATTGGAATAAAAACTTGAGTTAATCCAGGAGTCTGGAATTCAATAGGAATGGCTCCCGAAGGAGTCACAATAACTTGAGTTGCACTGACATAAGACTGAATAGTACATCGAACCTGATTTCCCGATACTCCCTGACTGGACACCCATTCGGCATCTTCTAAAAAGATTTGATCACCAACCATCGCTGATGTGAAAAAAGCAGAGCTGGATTGAAGAACACACTGCTGCTGATAAGCCGTTGTGCCTGTCTGAAATCCACCACTGGCCGTTATCCATAACTGTATTGGCGTCGTATTTCTTCCGTCATACAGAGAAAAGCAGTCCAAATAAGTCGCATCAATAGGATCTCCCAAAGCATTGGCCGCTCCTGCGGCTACAGCCGCTGAGGGTCCCTGCCATATTCTCGACGACAAACGTTCAATGTATCTTACGGTTGTTCCGTTAATCACGCGACGGATAGACACATAAACTGCATATTCGCCATTCTCGGGTATGGAACAGACATTCTCGACAAAGCCATTCGTGAAGTCATGATGAGCCCATGCCAGAATCTGCTGTTCTCGTATATAGGTGCAAGAAAGCAAAACACCATCAGATCGAACTGCCCAGATAATCGAATCAGGAACTTTCTGATACGCCCAATCATTGATCTGGTACCCTTCAAATAAATGCGCGGAGAAAATGGTGATATCGTTTCCACGATAGCCATCAATCACAAAATCAAAAACAAAATCCCGAATAAAACTTCCGAGCGCTTGGTTATAGATAAGAACATCGCCAACCTTGAGAGGACGCAAAGGAGCGCACCCATTTTGAGATTGAACAGAAGCATTAATCGCCGAAGGCGTCACAACACCTGAACCATTCCCCTGAACAAAAATCTCAGCCCCAGCCGTGAACATAAGCATGTACTTGAGTTCCGTCAAATGTTGAATTGTATTGATTTCCTCCCCAGCGATACTCCCTGAAATAGCATCAGAGTCAGTAGGAATAAGATGGGAAGAAAAATTATAAAAACTACCCGTCACGGACATGGCGAAAAATATAGGGTTATTAATCGTCTGGGCAAAACAGCGACGCTGCTGAACAAATCCCACCGTTGCCGGATAATTTCCGGCACTTGCGAAAAAACCCGGATCTATGGGAAGCGTATTTGTGTAATCTGGAACAATCCCATAATCACTAAATGTAAGCTGAGTCGTTGATCCGAGATAGCCAAAAACATTAACTGTACCTCCTTTAGAAAGATCTCCTGTACCATAAATCCTATAGCTGACCGCACCAGTAACCGCGCTCCAAGTAAGAGTGGCGATATTTGATGTACTTAGCGGAGACACACTTAAAAGCGCGACAATCCCATTGCGCCCGCCAATCTCCATGAATTCTTCCTGAAGCGTGGTTTCATCACCATTTGAATTCACCGAGGTAATAACATAGTTGTATTCAGAAGTTCCGCTGCCTCCACCGCTGACAGCACCATTAAGTGGATAAGGCGATGGCGATTTAAAAACAGCTTCAAGAAGAACAAATTCAACGACCCCAAGCACAAGTTCCCGAGTCAATTCCATCACAGGATGATTCGGATGCGTAATCGTAATGATATCCGCGCATTGCGCGAATTGAAGTTCCGCCAATTCGGAATTCAAATACGGAGTCGTACTTTGATAGTCCAGATAAACAAGGGTTGCTCCGGCCACAAAAGCTCCGAAATTTGTACTGTTAATCGGATTGCCAAATAAATCAGTGATTGAAAATGTTTCGCTATCAATATTGACAGCCTTGAAATATTGGTCATTTAACTGTGGCATTCCACCAGAGATTTGAAGAATAGTCCCGGTTGCAAGTGAGTTGCCACGAAAATGAGGAGGACCACTATTCCCAACATTGACAACGGCTGGATTCGCATTAGAAATACCGATAATTGTGACTGGGCCACCATTGAGTATCGGAGCGCCATTTTGATAAGGAATGAAATATTCGTTTCCGAATTCAAAAACGTAACTCTGGCCAAGACCGGTTTCGTTATAAATAAACGGAATCAAACGAACTGGATTTAACCCATTCTGCGCCGGAAAGATGAATTCTGTTCCAGGTCTCTGCGTAACGCCTCCATGACGCATACAGATCATGTCACGAAGAGTTCGAAGGCCAGTCTGATATTTGGATATGTCGGTACGAGCATAAAGAGCAGGCGCAATTTCACCACCTGAAAATGCTCGTTCAATTATGTTTTCTGCGGGCACGGGGCTACTCTACTTCGAAACCATCAACAATAGGAGCCCATTGTTGACCCATGCCGACCCCAAAACCATATCCGTCCCGGGCACGAACAAATTCCGATTGGGGTTCCTGTGGACGCTGTTCTTCATTGGCATTCGTATCGCTGGCTCTGGTAACGGCCTGAGTAAATAGCCCCATGAGTTTTTGCTGAAGCTGATAGGGATCACCCGCTGTAATAACAGGCGCAATTAAATAGGCAATATAATATGACATGGCAAGAACAAAATCAGATGGCCAACGCGGCAAATCCTGATTGTCATACGTATATTCAATCGTTACGGGAAAATTGGGGAAGTTATCTGGCCAGTTCGTATAGATCAAAAGTCCTGACGGACTATCGGTAATTGTGTAAGGAATTCGACTTTGACGAGTGTCATTGTTTAAGCGAGTGCTTATAAACCGGATCATATGCAACATATCTGAAGGGGCTTGATAAGAATAAAGCCATTCAATAGTAGCCGGTGGATTCGGACCGGAAACTAACGCGGGAGTAATGAACTTCTTAGCGAATAGCCACGGAACAGCACGGAGGGTTGTCTGACGAGCAGTGTTGCCTACGGCACGGCAAGCTTGAGCTTCAAGACTCCGTTCCGTAAGGACATTCTGAATTGGTTTCGAAACACCACAATGAACCAATGCAAGTTGGGCGATTTCCGTAAGAGACTGAACCACAATTATTTCTCCTTGGATTCACCATACAATTTCTCGCTTTTGACTTCACCGCCAGTTTCTTCGTGCTCACCTTCACTTCCATTACGGAGTTGCATATGAGTAATCTGAAGATGAAGCATTCGTTCTTTCCCAGCAGTGCCATCGTGCATCATTGAACCAGTCACCTGAACGCGACCGTTCATAGCCAGAGGAGTTCCCACTGCTGGCATCTCTTTAAACCCGAGTTTCTGAATATGTTTCTCTCCAAGCATGATCGTTGGATACTCAGTTTTATTCTCATCTGATGGATTAGGACGAGCCGCCACGGCTTGTGGTGTTACACCAAGATTCGCCAACATAGGATCCTCCTAGATAGTTACTGGTTCGTCCTCAAGAATCGGCTTCCCAGCTTCCGCCTGAATTTCCGAAAGTGTTTGAGGAGTGCTCGCCGTTCTGCGTTTCGGCTTCATACTAGAATGAATCCCGCGGGGTTCAACATTCTCTTCATACGTGATTGGAGTATCTTTCGTAACTTTTTCCATCCATTCCGGAGTGAACCACGTCCACATTCTTGGCTTCATGCGCGGGCGCTGGATCGGCGCCATGATCGGCTTTTTATCAGATCCAACAACAGGATTCCCCTTTTCATCAACAGCCTGCATCATTACGGTTTCCATAATCGGATTTCCACGCGCATCCAGGACGGCTTCCATGACAGGTTTCCCAGTATCAGGGTCAATTGCTGCATAAGGCTTATCGTCAATCTCAAACACTTCTCCGTTGGTTCCTGGCACAACGCCTGGAATGCCATCCACCGGTCCTTCTCGGTAATACCCGCCATAGGTGCCGTCTCTGGTTGCTCTTACGCGCATGGAATCCTCCTGATTATTTTAATGCTGCTATTCTTTTCTCGTCTTCAGCTCGGACACGTCTTTCGGTTTCTTCCGAAGTTTCCGTGGAATGCTCCCTGATGGCCTTTTGCTCTGGCGTCTCGTCCTTCGGGACGACAACGACAGGCTTATCAATGTCGTCGCGGTCAATTTTTTCCATCCATCCAAAGCACGCCATGTTCTTATCGCCATGATGGGCATCAGCGAATAATCCTTCATCAACGTAGAAAACGTCTCCGTGGTTATACATCCGGCCTTTGTACTGCCCGGTATTGAGCGCCCTGACTTTAAGCTGTTTGGGTTTGACTTTTTTTGGATCAATAACTTTGGCTGGTAATGGAGGAGTAACTGCAACAACTGGTTCTGAGACTACATTTCCATGAGTATCCCGAAACTTCGGCACTCCCTGGTTAAGCCTCTCTTCACGTTCGAGTTGAGGGTCATTGTTAGGTGGCGGGGTCTGTCGCGTATCTTCCCGCTCTCGTTGTTCCGATTTCAAACGTTGTTCTCTTTCGTATTGCGATTCTACGATTTCACTCATAAACAAGTCCTTGGTACAACTTAGGCGCACACAACCGCCTAGGGGGCTTTTCGTCCTGAGCCCCCCAGAACAGGTCTTGCTTTTATTGTACCGTGAATCCAGAACCGTACTGGTCAGATGCCTGAATGTTCATCAACATTTCTGCGAACACTGTTCCAGTCGTGAACCCAGCAGTACCAACAATTTGCTGGACTCCGACATACTGGGCATAAACAGCCCCTCCCGACTCACCCGCGCCACCGGAGCTGGCATTGCCAGCCGGCAGTTGCGTCCGCCACAGAACCGAAGTCGGCCCCGAAGCTAATGCAGCGACCATGTACGCATTCGACAGAACAGGCGATAGCAAAAGCACCGTCGCCGGTGTCGTAGTAGCTCCGGTAACAAACGAACCCTGCCAGGTACCACTCGCCGAAGCGGCCACAGTTGCCAGAAGCACCTGAAGCCACATTTCGCCACCGATGCCTAGATCACGTCCAGCATTCGGTAGAACAGACGATCCGCCCCCTGAACCTGTCGGAAGTCCTAAAGGAGACGCATCGACTACGTTCGGCATCAAGGTCGTTGTAGCAGACGCCGGGATGATCGTTGTGGGTTCTGGAGTTGTAAAACTCGGAGTCCCGCTGAAACACAAAATTCCATCTCTAATCATGGTTGTTTATCTCCTTTAGCTGATCGCCGATTCGGTGTTCAGAATCTGGTCGCATCGCCGGATAGGAATACCCTGAAACTGCAACATTCCTCTTGTGACATTACCGAACTGGTCCAGTGCCTCAGTGACAGCGATGGCGTTCTGGGACTTATCCAACCCTTGCAGGCGCAGAATAGAATACGCAGTTCGGTTCATGTAGAACACAGGCTTCACGCCCTGGAAAGCCGGAGCGCGATCGAGCATCCTGGACATGAGTTTAATCAACTGCTGCGCGTTCTGCGTATTGGATCCAGACACCAAGTCGGGGATACTGATGTTCGCGCATCTCACAATATAGCGCCAGTCCTTCACAGCCATACCGCACTTCCACTGCCACTTGTCCACATAAGCGTGCAAGTATCCACCACCAGTACCAATGGCCGTTGAACTTTGAATAATACGTTCCCCAAAGTCCTTGTGATACAAGCCAGCCCGAGTGCCGCGAGGATAGATACCATAAACGGTATTATCGCCCCAGCACACCAGCCAGACGCTCGTATTGGTTGAACCACCACCACCCGCATTCAGAATGTTCTGTGCATTGATGGCTCCGGAAATCGCTCCGAACCGTGGCGCGAGTCCCGTAATCCTCTCAGGGTTTACAGTGGTATCGCCGTAGAACAATGCTCCTGCGAACTGTTGTTCCAGT